ATAGACACGTATCAAGATATTACTAACTATGGTATTATTGCTCAGTTAGTAGAGAGAGGATTATGGAAAAAATAAAATGGCTAAAGACAAAACACCATCAATAGTAAAACAAATTAGGAATTTTAAACCGCAGGAAATAAACTACGCGTTTCATAAAACAATTTCCTATTCTCAATTATCAATGTATTTACAATGCCCTAAAAAATGGGCGTTGCAATACAGAGATGGACATAAAGTACCTAGTTTTTCTATTAATATGACTTTTGGAACTGCTGTTCACGAAACATTACAAAACTACTTATCTGTAATGTATAATGAAAGTGGAGTAAAAGCAGATGAAATAAACATAGAAGAATATTTTGAAGATCGATTTAGAGAAAACTATGCTAAAGGTTATAAAGACAACAAAAACACACACTTCAGTAATCCTGAAGAAATGAGAGAATTTTTTGATGATGGTTTAGCTATTTTAGATTTCATTAAGAAAAAACGAGGAGAATATTTCAGTAAAACAGGATGGCACTTAGTAGGTATTGAGATACCCATCGTAATTTCACCCGATAAACGGTACAACAACGTTTTATTCAACGGATTTATTGACTTAGTCTTATACCACGAACCAACTGAACAATTCGTTATATACGATATAAAAACAAGTGGACGTGGTTGGGGAGATAAAGAAAAAAAAGACGAAGTTAAACAATTTCAAATTCTCCTATACAAAGCATACTTTAGTGAAATATTTGGAGTACCTGAAGACCATATAGATGTTGAATTTTTTATTGTAAAACGTAAAATATGGGAAGCAAGTGAGTTTCCTCAAAAACGTGTACAACAATTTACTCCTGCAAATGGTAAAACAAAAGTTAAAAAAGCAAAAACAGCATTAGATTCGTTTATAGGGGATGTATTTAATTTAGATGGATCTTATAAGGACACTAAACACGAAGCACAACCCAGTAAATCAAATTGTCTTTATTGTCAATTCAAAACAAAAAAAGATTTATGTGAACTTGCAATTCTCAAGTAGAGTTATATATTTATATATAAAACAATACGTTATGGAAAACAAAGACATCCTCACCTCAGTAAAAGTAGACAAAGATCTATTTGAAACATTTAAAATCGAATGTGTAAAAAGAAAATTCTCATTAAATAAGCTTGTAAATCGAACAATGGATTTGTATCTTAGTGATGAAAGTTTTAGAAAACAAATTAATAGTTATAACAAGTAAAAAACCAAAAAACAAGTTTTATGAATTCAAGTTTTGCTTACCTTCCTCAAAATGAGAGGAAGAAAATTCTCATCATATGTGACGACATTAGAGCACATTCCGGAGTAGCTACAGTAGCTAAAGAAATTGTACTTCACACTGCCCAACATTTTAATTGGATAAACATAGCAGGTGCAGTTCAACATCCTGATAAAGGAAAAAAATTCGATATTTCATCTGATATTAACAACTTAGCTCAATTAACAGATGCTAACGTTTTTATTTATCCAACAGATGGATATGGAGATTCAACTCTTATTAGAACATTAATTAATATAGAAAAACCAGATGCTATATTTTTAATTACTGACCCAAGATATTTTACTTGGTTGTTTTCAATTGAAAACGAAATTAGAAAAGCCATTCCTATTATTTACTTAAATATTTGGGACAGTCCATTTCCTTACCCATTATGGAATAAAGAATTTTATGAGTCATGTGATGCGTTACTAGCTATCTCTAAACAAACTAAAAACATTAATCAAGTAGTTTTAGGAGATAAATCAAAAAATAAAATACTAGCTTATGTTCCTCATGGTTTAAATACTGATGTATTTTTCCCTATAACTAAGGAGTATAGCAAGTACAAAGAGTTTAGTGAATTTAAGAAATCTCTATTCAATGGAAAAGAATATGACTTTACTTTGTTCTTTAACTCAAGAAACATTAGACGTAAACAAATACCAGATACATTATTAGCATTTAGAATGTTCTTAGATACTCTAGATAAAGAAAAAGCTAAAAAATGTACTATGGTTTTACATACTGAAATTATTAGTGAACATGGAACAGATTTACAAGCAGTAAAAGAATATTTATTCGCTGACTTTCCAGATCAAGTAATTTTTCATCAACAAGGTCTAGCACCAGAACAAATGAACTGGTTGTATAATTGTACAGATGCTCAAATTTTATTAACTGATAATGAAGGATGGGGTTTAAGTTTAACTGAAGCAATATTAGTTGGAAATCCAATTATAGCTAATTGTCAAGGTGGAATGCAAGATCAAATGCGTTTTGAAGACGAAAATGGAAAATGGATTGACTTTGATTTAGATTTTCCTTCAAACCATAGAGGTACTTATAAAGTACATGGTGAATGGGCTTTACCTGTTTACTCAACTAATATATCAATTCAAGGATCTCCTCAAACACCATATATTAGTTCAGATAGAGTTAGACCAGAAGATGCTGCTCAAAGAATTTCTGAAGCATATAGTTTTGGAAAAGAAGAAAGAAAACGTAAAGGTAAATTAGGTAGAGAATGGGCATTAGGTGATGAAGCAGGATTTACAAGTAAACATCAAGCTAAAAGAGTTATTGAAACATTAGATGAATTGTTTGCAACTTGGAAACCAAGAGAAAAATATGAACTTATCAATGCTACAGAATATCAACCTGATGTAACTCGTAAACATAAATTAATCTACTAAAAAATAAAAATATGAATAAACCGTTATGTGTAATTAGTTGTCCAATAGATACCTACAGTGGGTATGGCGCTCGTTCTAGAGATTTAGTTAAAGGAATCATCGAATTGAAAAAAGATGATTGGAATATAAAAATAATGCCTCAACGTTGGGGTGATTGTAGTTGGGGTTTCATTAAAGAAAATGCTGGATGGGAATTTCTAGAACAGTATCTTTTACCAACACCACAATTGACTCAACAGCCCGACATTTGGGCTCAAATTACAGTACCAAATGAATTCCAACCAGTAGGAAAATACAATATAGGAATTACTGCAGGTATTGAAACAACTATATGCTCACCAGAGTGGATTGAGGGAGTAAATAGAATGAATACTACTTGGGTATCATCAAAACATTCTAAAAAAGTATTTGAAGATTCTAGATTTGAAAAAAAGGATCAACAAGGAAGAACAGTAGGAGTAGTTCAATTAGAAAAACCAATGGAAGTTGTGTTTGAGGGTGCTGATTTAGATTTATATAAAGTACTTGACCCTAAAGAAATCACAAGTATAGATTTAAGTTCTATAAAAGAATCGTTTTGCTACTTGTTTTTAGGACATTGGATTAATGTAAACGCACCAATAGGTGAAGATAGAAAAAATGTAGGTTTATTAATTAAAGCATTCTTTGAAACGTTTAAAAACAAACAAAACAAACCTGCCTTAATTCTAAAAACATCAGCTGCAGTTTCCTCTTATATGGATAGAGAATCTATCTTAAAGAAAATAAACGCAATTAAGAAAACAGTAAACAGCGATAACTTACCTAACATCTACTTATTACATGGTGATTTTACAGATTCAGAAGTAAATGAATTATATAATCATTCAAAAGTAAAAGCAATGGTATCGTTAACTAAAGGTGAAGGTTTTGGTCGCCCATTACTTGAATTCAGTTTAACTAAAAAACCAATTATTACTACAAATTGGAGTGGACATATAGATTTCTTAAATGCTAGTAACTCAGTTTTATTAGGAGGTGAATTAAAAACAGTACATCCAGCTGTATCAAATCAGTTTTTACTAAAAGAAAGCAGTTGGTTTAATGTTAATGGACCTGAAGTAGGAGAAGCATTAATTGATGTAAACAAAAACTACGACAAATACTTACCTGGTGCTCGTAAACAAGCAGATACTAATAAAGAAAAATTTAGTTTTAATGCTATGAAAAATTGTATAGGAGAACAATTAAATAAAGTACCTGAGTTTCCTAAACAAGTAGCTTTACAACTACCTCAACTTAAAAAAATCGAATTACCAAAATTAACTAAAATATAAAATGACAGACAATTTAATAACATGCAAGCACTGTGGATCAGATGCTTGCTATGTAACCGAAAACTCAGACACCATCAAAACATATTCTTGTTTTGGGTGTGGTTATACAACTAACTCCTTAATGAAAGAAGGAGAAGAATTCTATGCTCAACAACTAGAAGTACTACCTGAAATCTATAAAGATGTAATGTTTAAAGATGAAGATGGTTTAATGTGGATGCCTACTACAATCAACTTACCTCAACAAGGTATGGTGTTTTATAATGGTACAACTAAAGAAAATGCTAAGTGGGCAGCTGTAAAAGCAGTAAAAGTTGAAGAAGCAGAAAAAGAAAAATACCCAATCAAAGGCAAACCAGGAGAATTTTATGAATGGAGAATGGATATGACTACTATGAAAGCATTCGAAATGAGAGAATTTATAGACGCTTTATCTTTTGTAGGAGTTTTACCAGAATAATTTGGATTACAAAAATTAATTTCTTATATTTACAGTATGAAAATAAGTTATTGTATTACCGCTTGCAACGAACATATTGAACTTGAAAAATTACTTCGTTTTCTAAAACGAAACATTCGTGAAGAAGACGAAGTAGTAATTCAACTAGATAGTGCCAATGCTACAAATGAAGTCCATAAAGTTTGTAATTTATTTACTGGCTTTAATCATGAAGAAGAATTAGTAGATTCTATTAAAAATAGTAAATGCTATCAATTCCCATTAAACAACGATTTTGCTACATTTAAAAATGAATTATTTAAACAAGCAACAGGAGACTATATATTCTCTATAGACGCAGACGAAATACCTCACATCGATCTAATTAAAATTCTACCATTAATGCTAGAACAAAACCCAGAAGTGGATATGTTTTTAGTTCCTAGAATAAATACCGTAGAAGGACTTACTCAAGAACATATTAATAAATGGAGATGGAATGTAAATGAAAAAGGTTGGGTAAATTTTCCTGATTATCAAACTCGTATTTATAAAAACATCCCTGAAATAAAATGGGAAGGTAAAGTACATGAGCGAATTACAGGTACTAAAACATTTTCTTCATTACCAGCTGATGAGGTTTGGAGTTTATATCATCCAAAGGAAATAACAAGACAAGAAAAACAAAACGACAGATATAATCAAATAGAAACAGGAAAATTAAGATAAAATATGAATATAAAGATAGTATGTCATTTAATGCCTTGGGAAATAGATCATGCATTATTAATTTTTAATAAATTAAAACAATCTTCATATTTTGTAAATAAAGAAGATACTTTATACTTAGATACTGCTTTAAATTTATCTAGTAAATTTATTGATTGGGAACAATCAAAACTACCTAAAGAATACTTTATTGAAAAATATAAAATGTTAAGTGATTTAGTTGAATTTAAATTTAATCATAAATCATTTATATATGAAGGAAATGAATCATATGGAAGTATTAGTTTAATGAAAAATATGCCTGAGTCACATATTGATTATTACATAACTGTATGCCCAGATGTAAACTTTCAAGAACATCTTTTATATTATTTAATTGAGTCTGCTAAACAAATTAAAGATGATTATTTTATATTAAGTCCTCAAATATATAAATGTTGGGATTCATCTTGGAATGTATTAGTTAATAAAATTTTTATGGATGTTGAATGTAGTAAATATATGGATACTGATATACATGATATAAGACATGAATGTTTGCAATTAGAATCTCCCCAAATAAAACAAATTCAAACTTTTAAATATGCATGTTGGTTTGATTTATTTAATAAAAATTTTATCGAAAAACTAGCCCCAATTTTACCAGAGTGGGGAGGATACATTCCTTGGGATAATTACTCAACTAATATATGTAATTTTTCTAAACAAAAAAATGTTAATATAAATCAATATGTAATAGAAAATCAAGTTATTTGGTTTGAAGATACAGGATGTTGGGCTAATAAAGAAAAAAAATATGGAGATGGTAGATTAAAAACTTTATATTATGATTTTTTATCAATTAAGACAATTGGTAAAGAACAAAGAAAAGAAGTAGATGATAATTTAAATATTTATTTACAAAAATGGTTTGAATACGCAAAAAATAATGATATAATAAAATAAAATATGATAACATTTTGTATATCAACATATAATAACTTAAATTATTTAAAATTATCTATTATTTCAGTTAGAAAAAATAGTTATTTTAAAGATACTCCATTTATAATACATGCTGAAAATTGTACTGATGGAACAAATAAATGGTTAGAAGAAAATAAAGATAAATATAATTTAACTTTAATTATTGAACCAAATAATTTAATAGTAAAAGGTATTGGTGGTGGAATGAATATTTGTGCGGAGAATGTTAAAACAGAATACATAATGTTTTTACACTCAGATTTTTATGTTTCTAAAAATTGGGATAAAGCGCTACTTAATATATTCGAAAAATATCCAAACGAAAAATTATGGATTAGTTCACATAGAATAGAACCAAATATGTTTAACAACCCAAATAGTAGACCTGGAACACTTATAATTGATAAAGATATTTTGGGGGATTATTATCATAATTTTAAAGTTAAAGAATTTGAAGAATTTGCTAATGAGTTTACAGAAGTAAATAAAGATTATGAAATACCAAAAGGTGAAGGTGTCTCAGGATTAATTAGAAAAAAAGATTGGGACGAAATAGGAGGAAACGATCCTTTATTTGCTCCGGCTAGTTGGGAGGATATGGATTTGTTTTTAAGAATGTTACAAAATGGATTCAAATTTATTCTAACAGGTTCATCTTTAGTTTGGCATTTTGGAGCTCGAGGTAGTCATAGACTAGAAGAAAATAATGGACAAACGTCAGAACGCCAGAAAAAATCAGAAGCTGAGAATATTAAAAAATGGTTGGATAAGTGGAAAAAATTTCCTATATTTAATGAAGTAGGAATGATTAAAGAAGTCGAATAATGGAAAAAATAGTTTTATATTGTAAATCTTATAAAGGAGATTTTAATCGTGTTAGAGTATTGTATGAATCAATTCAAAAATATAACATGGATAATATTCCTTTTTATATTAGCGTACCTCAACACGATGTTGAATTATTTAAAATATTTGAAACAGCTCACATTATTCCAGATGAGTCAATATATAATATAGCTGGACCAGGATGGATTACTCAACAAATAGTTAAATCTAGTTTTTGGAAATTAAATTTATGTGAAAACTATATCTTAATTGATTCTGATTCTTATTTTGTAAGACCATTTAAGGTGAGTGATTTTATGTTTGATGAAAATACTCCTTATACTTGCATGCATGAACAAAAGGAATTACATACTTGGGTTGCAACTAGTAAATATAACAATTTACCTTTTGATTGTAGAATTTCTTTTAAAGAAGATAGACAAAAAATTCAAAATATATTTACTCGACCTGGTCGAGTATATGATTTTGGTCCTACCCCTTCAATATGGAACTGTAATGTTTGGAAAACTTTAGAAGAAGAATATTGTCAATTAAATAATTTAACATTTGCGAATCTAATTGAATTTTGTCCTAGTGAGTTTACTTGGTATGGGGAATGGTTACTTTATAAAGAGAATTTTAAAATATGGCCTATAGAACCTATGTTTAAGGTATTTCATTATGGACAACAATATGATGAATATAAACAATTAGGAATAACTGAAGATAAAATAGCTGAAAGTTATTTAGGAATAGTAATGCAATCTAATTGGGGTACACCTTATTATGGAGTTCCTTTAAAATATTAAAATGAGACACGACATATATCAATTAACAACTCTTCTCCAAAATGAGAATTTTAATCCAACATCATTTATTGAAATAGGAAGTAGAGATGGACACGACACAAATTATATAAAACATTTTTGGAATTTAGATTCTACCAAATGTTTCATTATAGAAGCCCACCCTGTGTGTTACAATAATATCATATCCCAATACCCCCAATACCAAACTTTTAATATAGCAGCATCTAATAAAACAGAACCAGTTTCATTTAATGCTGGAATATTTGGAAAAGAAGAAAATGTTGGGGTATCCTCTATTTTAAATAGAATATACTCACCATTCACTTCAGAAAAAATAGAAATTGATGGTTGGAGAATGGAAGAGGTAATGAATCAAATTCAAATTAATAAATTTGATTTTATGAAAATTGATGTTGAGGGGTTAGGCTTACAGGTGTTAGAAGGATTTGGAGAAAAAATCAAAAACACAAAATATATTCAAATAGAATTAGAAACTCAACAAGTATGGGAAGGACAGTCATATTATGGTGATGTTGTTTCATATTTGGATATTTTAGGATTCAAAATTTTAGATGAAATAAATTTAGATGGAGTACAAAAAGATGTTATTTTTAAAAATAAAAACATATGATATCATTCATTATACCAAGCTACAACAACTTAAAGCATTTAAAAAATGTTTATGCTTCAATAAAGAAACATGCACCACAAGCAGAAGTCATCCTATTAAATGATGGTAGTACTGATGGAACATCCGAATGGCTCCAAAGTTTACCAGCATCTCCTGATTTATTAATATATGAACAAGAAAGTAGAGTAGGTCACACTATACTATATGATAGAGGTATTGAGTTAGCTACTAATAAGATAGTAGGTATCTTACATGCTGATATGATTATAGGTCCAAACTTTGTAGAGAATATGATTAAGCATTTAAAACCACTTACAGTAGTTTGTGCTACAAGAATTGAACCACCATTACATCCTGAAGGTAAAGAAAAGATCATTAAAGATTTTGGAATGGACTTTAATACTTTGAATATACCTGCCTTTGAACAATTTGTTACAGAGAAGCAAGTAGAGTATAAGGATGTAGTTACAAAAGGAATGTTTGCACCTTGGATTATATATAAAGAAGACTTTCAAGCAATAGGAGGACATGATCCACTATTTGCACCATTTCCATATGAAGACTCAGATATCTTTCAAAGATGGATGCTTAATGGCTATAAGTTAGTACAAAGTAGAGATGCATTTGTATATCATTTAACATGTAGAGGTCATAGATGGAATGAACAAGTAGGTAAAGACGATGAATACTATAAAACAGTCTCTCAACGTGCAGCAAGGAACTATATACGCAAATGGGGAAGTTGGATTAAGAATGATGAATTTCAATGTCCAATCATATCTCACAAGTATAATGTAGCATTTGTAGTTAGGAATTGTAACTTACAGGCGTTAGAAGTATTAGAGCCTTGGTGTGATCGTATTTATATTGAAGATGAAATGGATGTTATTAAACATGCCTATTTTGAGAAAGAACAATCGAACACAAGTTATGAATTAACAAAACGAGTAATGACTATAGGATGGAATGATCCGTTATGTGAGAATGATGTGGTGTTAGAATTTGATATGAAAAACTTTACACAAAACTCATTCTCAATTATTCAAAATTTATCAGACATTATTACTGAGTCAGGTGAAATAGGTACATTTGAATTAGATTGTTTTAAAGTAACTATATCACATTTAGAAACTTATGAGAAAAATTTAATTAAAAACGTATAACTATGAAAACATTTGGATATTACTTAATAACGGACCCTGGTAAAAAAATAAAAGGCAAAATTATAAAAACCAATAAACTAGATGCTATTGAAGCATTTTCTAGAAAAGAAGGATTGCCATATAAATTATTTTTAAGAAAGTTTGAAGTAATTCAAATTTAAAATTAGGATTTTAAAATATTTGTTTATATATTTATAAAAAAGAAAATTATGCCAGAATATAAACCGTACTTTTATTACTCTAAATTCGACCCGAATAAAGAGCCATTAGACAAAATACTAGCTTTTAGTTATGAAAGTGCTTTAGAGCATTTTTCTGATAGAAAACAATTAAGACAAGAAGTATTTTTAAACCTATATGAAATAGTTAACTCCTATGAATAAACCAAATTTGAATGGTTTTGGAAAGAAATTCAAAATTAATAAAAGAGCTAAAAAAGACAAAATCATTTCTGAAGAGGAAATGTTTGTTAGTATAATGTATACTTTAGATTTATGTTGGAATAAATCAAACAAATTGTACGAGTTATTTAAAATCAACATCCTAGAGTATGAAGAAGATTACTATCAAGTAATTGAAGGCCTAATCCAGTTAAAATATGGATTGTGGAAAGCAGAAATCATATTATGGTATATATTTGGAAGAATAGATATTGATGGTAAAATGCACCCACTATTACTACAAAACGAGGGGGAAGAAGAAAGAGAAGTATTCCTTAAAACACCATCTGAATTGTGGAACTTTTTAGTTGAATTAGAAAAAAAGAAAAACGAAGAATAAAGTTTATGAAAAAATGTATATCATGTGGAGAAGAAATCCACCCAAAACGCTTAGAAATCCTTCCGTCAGCAACTAGATGTGTTGCTTGTTCAAATACAAAACAAAAAGCAGGCATCACAGTTACTAAAGGAGAAGGCGATCACACCTACAACGAAACAATCATTATGGAACATGATGAATATGTTAAATTTAAAGAATCTGAAATAAAAACAAAAAGAATAGACGAAATAGTACATCCAGATGACTTTGAAGAAGAAGTAGACGAAGTAGAAAACGACGAAGTAGATCCAACCGAATTATAAAATGCCTAAAGCAAAACATTTAACTAAAGAGCAAATACTAATGGCTATGCGTAACACGAAATCGAATCGTGCTGCTGCTAGGTTTTTAAATTGTTCCTATACCCACTATAAAATGTGGGCAAAGCGATACAATGAATTTGATGGTGGTAGAACATTATTTGATGTTCATTACAATCAAAAAGGTGTAGGTATTGCTAAGTGGGGGAATGTTCGTAAGAAAAAGAGTATTTGGAGTGTATTAGATGTAGTTGAAGGTAGAGTATCTCACACCCATTTCAAACCGCAGGAAATTAAAAAACGAATGGTTGAAGAGGGTATTTTGAAAGAAGAATGTGCGATGTGTGGATTTCATGATCGTAGATTGACTGACTATAAAATGCCTTTAATATTAAATTTTAAAGACAACAACCCAACCCACTACAATTTAGGGAATATTAGGTTTTTGTGTTACAATTGTTACTTCATCAATCATGGAGATATTTTTAATAAACAAGACATAAACCAATTAGAAACCCATATTCCAACAAACGGAACAACTGAAGCAATTGACTTTCAGTTAGATGACTATCAGTTAGATCAGTTAGAAAAACTAGGACTGTATCAACCGCCTAAAGCAGAAGACGATGGTTCTGAGTTTATTTCAAGACTTTAGAATATTTATGGTTGATGAAGCATAAAAAACATGATAAATTAGTCAAAGACTACGAAAAGCAAAAATCTGAACATTTAGATAAATTGGCTACTCGCATGTTAAAAAATGACGAGAAAATGCAAAAACTTAAAGAAAAAAACATTAACCCAAATTTCCTTAACCTATTTTAATTATGAAGCCAAAAGAATTTAAAGTTAAATATCTTGAAGATTTTCAACAAATGGTAGACCAAAAACACTTTAGTATATCTGAGGCTGTGGTAAGTGCGATTTTAAGCAATTTAAAAACGCGTAAAAAACATATTAACATGCTTTCAGTAAAATGTACGGAAGAAAATACTATATTTGATATAACGCTTGAAAAAGCTAATTTTGTCGATACTCTTAAGGAAAATTTGAAGTATTTTGAAGAACGTGAATTGTATGAAGAATGCGCAAAAATTCATGAAGGTATTAAATCTTTAAGTGACGTTAAGTAGTGCTACAATATGTATTGTAAACACACTCAATGGCAAAAGAAACAATATCACGTGGGGTTTTAGAAAAACTACACACTAAACGCCCAGGCGTTCACAGTAAAAAAAGAAACAGCGTACATAAAGTAGGCAAAAACTATAGAAAAAAATATAGAGGTCAAGGAAGATAATGAAAAAATCAGAACTAAAACAAATCATTAAAGAAGAGGTAGAAGCAATATTAGTAAGTAAAAATACTGAACACTACATGTTTTTTGAAAACCTAAAAATTATCAAAGACAACGTTGACAAGTTACTTCAAATGGATAAAATGAATATTGAAGCGTTGTTATCAAATGGGCATGACTGGGCTGCAGATCACATAGCCACATCAAAAGACGATGTTGAAGAAGTATATAACTTTTTTATGACTAAAAAACCACAGGCTGTTGGTGTAGAAGAAAATAAAACATCAGATTTAAAAGTAGGTGATAAGGTAAAATACAACAACCAAGAATGGGAAGTTGAGAAATTTTTAGATAATAAAACAGTTCGTTTAAAACATTCTAAAGGTTTACCATCTACTAATGTAATGCCCTCAAGTGTTGTTAAATTGCAAGAAAAAAAATTATCATCAAAACAAATGCAAATAGCCAAAGCAGCATCACCTGAAGATAAAATAACGGGTGCCGATTTCGCAGCTTTAAGAAAAAAATAAAAATATGAAAAATTCAACATTAAAACAAATCATTAAAGAAGAAGTACGTAGTGCTTTAAACGAAGCAGAATCTTCTGAGTTAGCTAAAATGGCTAAAGAAATTAAAGGCGTACTTGATAGAAAAGTAGCTATGCCATCATTTGAAAAAAACACAGTTGCTACTAAAGAACCCACAGTCAAAGCAGTGATATCAGATATTGAACAGATTCTTGAAAAATACAAATAAATTTACTTAAATACTTAATTAGAGGGCTTGGATTACCAGGCCCTTTTTCGTATATTTACATCAACCAAGAAAAATAAAAGTTATGAAAATTCAAGAAGATGTAACAGTATTTCCAACACGCAAATTTTATGTTGATGTTGATGCTAAATTTACTAACTTTACTCCGAAATGTCGAGTACTACCAGTAGTATATTACGAAGATCCTACAACACATTTTGAATTGAAAAAAATATACGCACCAGGCGAAAAACGCACATTCCCAAATGGTGGATTTGAGGTGTATGGTCCTGATGGTGGTGTTTACAATTATGACTTAGATCAAGTAGTAGTACATCCTTATCAATTGAAGATGATGAAGTACTTTACCAAAACTGAGAATGTGGTTAAGGAAAAAGTATCTACTGGTGTTAAAGGAAAACGCGGTCGTCCATCAATCGATCCATCGCTGAAAAAAACATTAACAGCGTATGTACCAACTGGTGGAGCAAGAGGTCGCAAGCCAATGGACCCAGCATTAAAAGCCATTAAAGACGCAGAAAAAGCAGAACGTACTATGCGCTCTGGGAATAAAAGAGGCAGACCAAAGAAAGCTGCATAAAACGCAGCTCTTTGTTATTTTTCAATATTTATCATCGACTAAAACAATAAATACGATGATACATATCACAAAAATCTACCTAGTAACTAACTGTTATGAGGATCCTAATAAAGTTTATATTGGGAAAACAAAAAATTCAAGAAAATCAAGCCATAAAAAAACATATGGGGAAAACATATGTTATGATTATATAGATGAAGTTGAATCTTTAAATCAAAAAGATTGGAAACCACTTGAAGGATTTTGGATACAATATTTTAAATTTTTAGGATTTGAAGTATTAAATAAAAATGAGGACGGAGGAAATGGAACATCATATTATTCCAAAGAAACTAAAATAAAAATGAGTATATCAAAGAAAGGAAAAAAACATAAACCCCACCCTACTGGTATATGTCATGGTAAAACTGGTTCTAAATATACTGAGGAACAAAAACAAAATATTACTAATGCTAAATTGGGTCAAACATATCCTACACTATATAAATCTGTAGAACAATATGATTTAAATGGTAATTTAAAAGCTATATATAGTTCAATACGTGAAGCGAATATAGCAATGGGTAAAGACAAAGATATAGGTAGTATCGGAAAATGTTGTAAAGGTAAACTTAAAACAGCATATAAATTTAAATGGAAATATAAAGTTTAATATATTTATATTAAATGAATGACGAGTACCAAACTAGACAATTTTTTAACATGAAAAAATCAGAATTAAAGCAAATTATCAAAGAAGAAATACGCAAAGTATTAAACGAAAACGAACCACCTGAACCAGTAGCGTACAATAATGGATTTAACCTTTATGATACTAAAGAGGACTTTGAAAAAGCTCTTGATTATTATTGGGGCAAAGACAAAGAAGATTGGGAATTAATTGACTATAATGAAAAGTATGGTGGTGGTGAAATTGGTGATCATGTATCATATACAATAGGTAACTTTATTATAGGAAGTTGGAATACTAAACATGAACACCCAGGAGGAGTTAATACAAATACTGGCTCTGGTGAGCAAGATTTAGTATATCCAAAACATTCTACAAAAGACTAAACATGAAACGCTCAGAGTTAAAGCAAATTATTAAGGAAGAGGTACGTAGAGCTCTTAATGAAGAAGGAACAGTTATTTGGTCTCCTCTTCAAATGATTAGAATATACAAGCTAATGAAAAGTAAAGGTTACAATCCTAAAATTAATGAAGGAAATATATTCAATATGAAAACCATTGAAATAGCGGTTCCAGAAGCAGGAATTATGAAGATAGCTAGAGACGGAAATATTTTTGCTGACTATAATGTAGGAGGCGATGCAACAACAATGGATGAATTACTTCAGCAAATTGATCTAATGGCTGCAGAATTAAAACAATATAACTAAACATGAAACACTCAGAACTAAAACAAATCATCAAAGAGGAAATACGTAATGTATTAAACGAATCTGACTACGATCAAGCAATGCAAAATCTAGCTAGAAAAGCAGACATTACTTTATCTGCACCAGCTGGTAGAAACAAATTTCGTACTGAAAAAGAATATTCAGTAGGATATACTTGGAGAAGTGGAGAAGATCTAGAAGATGAAGTTGTAACTGTTAAAGCAAACACTGAAGAAGAAGCAATTGCTAAAGCAAAAGAAGGTGCACCACGCCTAGCTCGAGTAAATGGAAAATTTGAAGTAATTAAATAAGTTTAGAGAGCCTGGCTTACCAGGCTCTTTAACGTATATTTAATCAACTTAAAAAATTAAAGGTTATGACAAAACAAGAAATCGTTACAAAAACATTCAAAAGCAATGATGGTGTAGTTAGCACCTGGTATTACGAAAAGGACCGTTTAAATTTAGGTCCATTTAAAGTCACAATTGACTATCCTAAAGACTGGACATCACTAGAAGAGGATCTCAAAAAGAAAAATAAAAAAGTATCTAAAACCCAACAAACTTGGATCAATCCAAACAACGGTAAAGAAGTAGGATATACTCGTGCAAAAGCATTGGGTTTAATTAAATAAAACAAATAAAAGTTATGAAAAAAGAAAAAGGTGTCTTTACAAAGACATGGGAGGATGCTCGTCAATTGTTAGCGGAGAAAAAATTTGAACAAGCAGAAGAAACATTAGACAAAGGTATTCTACTATTAATGAGAGCCTACGACAATGGAATTCAAGACAAAGATTTAATTGAAGGAGTTAAAAAAGAAACCTGGCACGAACGCTTTTGGGTTGCAATCCAAAATCACATCTGGCCACTAAGACATGACTATGAAGAAAACTGGAAGTGCGACTAAACGAAAGGCATTTCAATTGCCACCAACGTCTCCTCTCTACATAGTAGTAGCAGACAATGGACAAGTATGGACAGGTATTAAAGGAGAGGAACTAGCATTCAGTGAGGACTGGAACGAAGCC